GAATAATAAAAATCTACCTGTAATAAATGAAAGTTCTTTGGACTATCTTCTGGTAATTTAGAGGTGCTCCAGGACCTAGTACCATCTTTTTTGATAATACCTTTTCTTGGAAATTGACATTTATCTTCAATAATAAGTTTATCACCTTTTAAATCACAGTAACCATGAACAGGAATATTAATACCATCAAACCATCTAAAAGCCTCAATCTCTGGTTTGCAAGTATCATAACCAGGTATAGATTGATGAGCTGCATGACCATTAGCAATCATTTTAGGTAAGATAGTTTTATAATATTCAAATTCTTCTTGTATTTTAATGTCAGGAATAAATCTGTTTAACTTTTCTTTTAAAGGAACAAACATTACCTGTTCTCCGAAAGTCTATCCATCGCATCTTTATAAGCCATTTGGAGTTCTTCATTAGGTTCTTGTATATCTAAAAAATAATTTAAAGGTTTTTTTAAAAATTTAGCAATTTTAACTAAACTAATTATTGGAATTCGATTGATACCTTTTTCATATTTTTGAATTTGCTGAAAGCTAGTATTAACAGAATTGGCAACTGCAGTTTGAGTAACTACATATTCTTTACCAGTAAACTCATTTACTTTGGTATATCTTGCTTGTTTTAATCTTTTGCCTAACTCAACATAAAACCAATTATCTTGATTTAGATTTCTTTTATATTCTCTTGTGATTTTCATGTCTTTCCTTTCATTTAGAGTATACTATCCCTAAGTAAGTTTCACAACTTTTGATATATACTTAATTAAGTATATAAAAATCTAGCATCTTTGTTCTCTGCCTCTACAATTCTTCTGAATAACTGATTGTATTCTTTAAAATTGTTTAGGGTATGTACACATTGTCTACCTTTTTCTTTAGCACCCATAATCTTTTTGTGTGCCTTATCTAACTTTGCATACAAACGAACATTACTATTACTTAGAGCCATCGTTTACCTCACCGATTAGTTTAATATTTGCCTTAGTAAATCTGGTATCGGTGATTATAAACTTTGCAGATTCACCAGGCATTTTTTGATTGTGTGCTTTTTCAGTAGCTTCTTCTACAGTTGCACCATCAAAAATTTCTTCAAACTCAGCTACAATTTCTATGTCAGATTTTTTTATTACTTTAACCATTTAATATAATGTTTCTGCTATAACCTGCATAATCTCTTTTTATCTCATCTCTGTCCTCTAATTTTTTGACTAGAGCACTTACTGAGTTTTTGCTTTTGTAGCCCATTTCATCAGCCATTTCTTTAAAAGTTGGCATATATCCAAATTTTGTACTATAATTTTTTATAAATTGCAATAGCTTGAGCATTTTTGGAGTCATAGGTCTTCTACCTCTTTTCTTGTTCATTGATTACCAACCTCCTTAACAATTCTGCATAGCCATTGATGTCATCAAAACTATCTTTCTTATAATTATCTGATTGCATAACTCTCCAAAGTTTTAAAAAAACCATGAAAATACCAAAGAATTTTAAAGGAACTTTAATCTCTTTGTTGTTATGAACTGATAAATATTTTTCCATTATTCCTGCCATAACATAAGATGTATTATCAAAGTGACCATAATCATTTTGTTTTTCGTTTAGCAGCCTCTCTATTTCATTAATAAATTTTATATTATCTGACATAATTTCCTTCTTTGTCTTTGCAAAAGTGAGCAAAAACATTTTGTTTTTTATATTTTATTAAAACCCAAATTTGATTGTTGCCTGGTTTATAATCTGGGTTCTCAACAAATTTAACTTTCTTGTAAAACATTTCCTCACAAGTGATAGGATTTTGGGAGCTAATAATGAAAGGTATTTTTTCATATTTAAGTTTCCCATCACTTGTAAAGATAGCCAAAATTAAAAAAACTACTTTCAGATTTAGAAAGGAATTTCTTTACTTTGAACTTTTGGTTGTGCTGGTCTTGGTTCATTTTTGTAACCAGATAAAATAGTTCCTTCATCATTGGTCCATCCAATTAAACCTTTTTCTCCACCAGCTTCTGAGTAATTCATTTCACCAGTAAACTTATCATCTCCCTTGAATACCACACCAACTTGAGCAAAGATTCTAACAAATTTAGTTTTACCATCTTTGGATACTCCTTTAGTTCCAAGTATAGTTCCTTTTTTGCCATTATCTAAAATAACATTTCCTGAGAAATCAATTTTAATAGCTCTTTCATCTGTTGGGTTGTATGGAAATAAAACCCAGTCCTTTTGTTTTGCATTACCATCCGACATTATTTTGTCCTCCTTGAGTTTGGATTTGTTTTTCTTGTTGTTTAAATAATTCTTCAATAGAATCATTTTCTTTTTTCCAATCAGAGAATAATTTAGTCAACTTTGTTTCAGTTGTTTGTTTCTTAATTTTACTCTGTATTGAATCTTTATTATTTTGATTTAAAATAGCATTACCTACTTCTTCAGCACTTGCAAATTCTGTGCCATGTAATCCAAATGATGCCAAGCATCTTCCTAGACTTGAAGTTGCTGCATTCTCAAGTGCACTTGTTTTATTAATAAATGAACTATCTCTTTTTTCTTCTGCATGACCTGTAGAGTATGGAGTTTCACCAATGTATAATACTGTTTTACAAATTACTTTCTTATCATCTTGGAAAACTATTTCTTCTTCAATTCTAGACTCTGGAAAATATTTTAATAAATGATTATGCCTAACAGCTACTGTTAAATATTCTTTTCCTTTAAAATCCATACCTTTAACTTCTGAGGCTAGGTTTTCTATGCACTCAAGTCTTCTGGTTTTAAAAGAACCTTTATTTTTTTCTTCTGGTACTTGTGGTTTTAGTTTCATTATTTGTTCCTTCCTTTTTTAATTTATGGTTTGTAAATAATAACTCATCTTTTAAAGATTGAATCTCTAATTTTAAATTATGTATTTCCTCATCTCTTTCTAAAAGTTTTTTAGAGTATCTTTTATTATCTTCTTCAAAATTTCTATTTTGAGTTTGTAGTTTTGCTAGTTGTAACATGATTGGATCTGTCATTTTTTCTTACCTTCAATTACTTCTTCTACTGTTAGATTGTGAACTATAATATCTTGTAAACATTGTCCTACCCAACCACCACATACCATCTTAGCATTCGGTGGTAATTTTTTTCTTTGTTCTGCAGTTAAAACTTTGTAATCCCAAAACCATTGGTCAGTATTTTTGTTTAACTGAGATGGACTTAAATGATCTGCTGAGAAGTTTTCCCATTCCTTTCCAATTGTTTTCATATTTGTTTTTTATTACTAAGCACAAATGTTGTCAATAAACTGTACATAAATTATTGCAACCTTAGAGGTCATTCATATTGTAGAGTTCTTTTATATCAACTTTATATACAGCTGGTCTGTGTGTATACCCAAAGTTAGTTAATCTATGTTGCATAGACTCATCACTTGTATATGGAAACCAACCTAATATTGAAAATTCAAAATCACCTTCATGGATAACTAAAATATATTTTCCTTTTTTTTCGCCAGGTCTAATCAATAAAAAATTAAAATCTTTTTTTTCTTGAGCTCTTATTTCTATATTATTTTGAAAATCTGAGTCGGTATATCTTTCTAAATTATCTGAATAAGAACCATTGTAATATTTGTTAAATGCTTTTGCATAAGAAGTTTCTGCAAGAGCACCTAAAAAAGAATCAGCTATTTGTTTTCTGTAATCTCCTTTATACCCATAAGAAAATCCTTTACCCATTTTAAGATTACCAATAAATCTTTTAGAAGCTGTGTCTAATGCTAATTCAATATCAATAGGACTTAGTTTAACTTTTATCATTTTTATTTTTTTTATAATTAATTCTTTCTCTTTCTATATCTATTTCTTTATTTCTTATTTCATATTCTTCAAGAGTTATATTGGTATGATGTTTAAAATAACATTCGGCACATAAGTCATTACCATTTTCAACTACATCTGCTTTCATTTCGCATTTGCAACAGATCCTATAATCTCCATAAATATTAGTTTTATCTGTCATATAATAATTTATTTCCTTTACTTATATTTTGTTTAGCAGTTAAATATTGCAAATTATTTTCAACATGAAGACCACAAACAATAGGATTATTTAAAGGTATAATATGATCCACATGATAACCTTTAGGACAATTTTTATATATTTCTTTTATTTTTTCTAAATTAGACCATTTAGGAACTGCATTAATTTTTAATGCTCTCCTTTTATTAGTTTTTGCATTCATTTTTGCTTTACCTTCATCAGTAGAATAAT